GCCAGAACCAGCAGTGCCAACGGCAGCGCTTGCTACGCCAGTGGTGATGAGCTTGTCTTGACGGTTGTAGAAGAACGGGCCTTCCACGTTACCGACAGACGAGCCGGATGGGCCGCGAAGCGACGCAATGTCGTAGAGCGTGATCCAGCCAGACTCAGAGCTTGCGTACTGACCGACTCGGTATTGCAGCCCAGAGACGGTGTCGACGCGGAACTCGATAGGGCCACGGAACTCACCGGCCTCGTTGAAGAGGATAGAAAGAAGCTCGGCGACCGTCTTGTTGCCAAGCTCTGCCGTGTTGAGGTATCGAATTACGTTCTCAAAATCCGTGTGGATGTTGCCTGAGTTGACGTAGTTCTGAGGGTGTTGCTGTCGTAGTCGAGCCATTTTTTAAGTCCTTCAAGAAGTTCTTACCGTGACGGCAAAGCCAATGATTTTCAGCAGCCCCTTACCACGGGTAGTGAACCGGAACTGTACACCGCGATAGCGGTGCTCAAACTTCCGTTCATACTGACGTGATAGCGGAACATCGGGGAATTTGTCGTCCGCGCCGCCGTCTTCGATCAGGAACTGCATCGAAGTCAAATAGCGACCACGCTCGTCAAAAGCCTCTACCTGAAGTTCGCCTTTGCCCGTTGCCTGCAAGATGAAGGAGAACGACTCTTTGATGTCGTTCAACGCACCCTGCCACAAAATTGGTGTAGTGACGATCATTTCCGGGCTGAAGTCAGCCGTCTCGTCTTCAATGTATTTGCGCTCCCACACACCACCCGGAGTGCCAAAAACAGTCACTCCGCCAAGTTGGCGACCACACATGGCGTTTAGGAAGTCTCCGGTAGACCACTTTGATTCGCCGCCCTGCATCGGGTTTAGAGTGAGGGTAAGCCGCTTGCAGATGAGGTCTGAGATGGGGAAGAAGACGTGATACTGGCCCTCGTCTTGATCGAAGTAGGCAGAGATTTGCTCTGGGTCTTGAACCATCTTGACCATGCTTCGGTAAAGCGAGTCGATCTTGTTCGACATTGGGATCGAGAAGATCGTGATACCGTTTGTGTCAGAGCGACGCAATGAGTGAACGCCATCGCGAGAGCAGAACATCAAGTCTGATCCGGCGGTGACGATGGAGTTGTGGCTGATGGTTCCAACCTTGACGTTAGCTTTGTCGTCAATGGCCCACTGTGTGTAGTCTGGGTGCAACTGGTAGACCAGAGTCTGGTCATTCGTGAACACGGCAAGACGGTTGTTTTCAAACACGCCAAGGCCGCGAATTTCGTCAGCGGTTCCAATGATGTTTGCAACGTCAATCTTGGCAGCCTTGGTTACGTCGGTGGAGCGTGCGTCTTCGTCTTCGGTGAAGACATCTTCGTTGTCGACTCGGCTGATGTCGATGATGGTGCGTTTGTCTGGAGCACCAGCGATTGCAAGACGGCGCTGAATAGCGACGCCGTATGCTGGGCGAGCATTGTTCTTTGTCTTGATCTTCTCGAAGATGCTACCGTCGTAGTGATACATCGGGTAGTCACGGGAGAAAAACATCAACTGGTTGTTGAACATAGCTGTCGTAACAACTGCGTTTCTCGGGTACACCTCGTTGGCCTTGTGCCCTTTTTCTGAGACGAGGCTTACGCCGCCACCATCCTTCTGCGCCCAAGCCAATAGGTTGCGACCGAAGAACGTGACGTGTTTGATGAGTCGGTTGCCTTCTGTACGCTGGCTTGCGCCCGGGTCACGAACGAGAGCGCCTCGCCAATCGGCGAAGCCATTGAGGATCGAAAGCATGTGCTGCTTCTGACCAGTATCCAAAGCGCCTTTGTCGCGAGACGAGTCAATGCCTTGGTAATCCTCGTAGGGATATACCTTGACCTTGACTCCAGATGGCGCGTAGATCGTTGACATTAGCTGTTCCTTCTAGCGTCGTATGAGACAGACCCAGATGGTTCATTGCCAGCGCCTCTATCCACTGGCGAGAGTTCAATTTTTCCATTCCCGTACTTGCGGTTGAACAAAATCCTGTTCATGCCCTTGAAGTACATTGGGCCGTATGCCTCAACTTTATTGGACTGCTGCTGAATGGAGTAGTGGTAGAGAAGGCCGGTGACCATGATTGGGTCGGGGATTGGCCTGATCTCAGATGGGTGAGTGTAGTAGTCAATGTCAACGCCCTCCCAATATGGGTGAGCGCGTAAGTCTTCGATCACAAGATTGCCAAACTCGGTGAACATCATCATGACTTCACCATCCACAGTTCCGGGGTGCATGTCGCCATAACGGCGCAGGGCTTGGAAGACGAGGATTTCGAGCGGAGAGTATGGCTCTGCAATGTGAGGAGAGCTTGCGGAGTATCTATTGCGCTGCTCCTTTGCGTCGTACAAGTCATGCCACGCAGCATCAGCCTCATTGAGCTTTGCTTTGTTGATGACTGCACGAGGGTCTGAAGCGCCAGCGGTCACGCGCCCATGAACATCAATGTGCGTAGGCTCTTGCGTTGGCTTGAACATGTCTTTGTACGCGGTTGGGTCATGGGCCATGATGGATTACTCCTTCGCTTTGATGATGCGACCACTCACAAAGTGAGAGTGCATCTCGAAACGGTCAGAAACTTCGGTGGGAATACGCCAGCACAAGTGCTTTTTGTCTTTGTCCCATGCTGGTGAGTAGTCAGTGCCAGCCACCTTGATGTCGAAGGTGATCTTCTCCGGCTTGGCGCTGACGTAGTAGACGTACTTGGACGGGTCTTTTGCGGCTGCCATCACGGTTGCTGCTGCGTCACGGGCGTCTTTCGTCTCGGCTTTTTTGGCTGCGCGTTTGCGAAGCTCATTGCGGTCTGTCGTCTCAACAGAATCTTCTGCTTGGGGTGCGTTTTCGTTGTCAGACATTTAAGTCTCCTTTTAGTAAAAAGGGCCGAGGGGGTGGGATACCTCCTCGGCCCATTGTTGCCTAGAACTACCGAGGCTGTCGTCCGATCAGCTTACGGCAGACCAGTTCTTCACGATGGCGTGAGGCTTGGCTTGGAGCATCTCCAGACCGCACTCAGTCATGTACATGTGCTTCATACCGTCGAAGTCGTTGTTCTGGATTTCGCGCAACAGTTGAGTGTCGCGACCTTGGAGGTAGCGATACTTCAGGTTGGGCATGTCCAGAACCACCATGGTTTGTTCCATGTTGGGGATTTGACGGAACATGGGGTGCATGTACACGAGCAGGTCGCCTGCGAAGGTGGTGTAGCGTGTGAACGAGACACCGTAGGCGTTGTCCACTTGGGTGGGCTGCCAACGGTTCTTGCCGATCTCCATCATGTTGGAGATGACGCGAGAGCCGCAGAAGGCAACTTTCTCGGTGGAGCCATAAGCGAACAGGTTCTCGATCAACAAGCGGTCGAACTCTTTCTCCGTGATCTTGTTGGCAGTTGCGAAGCCAGAAGCAGCGTCATAGACGTTGGTGATTTGGCTCAACAGGCCGCCAGTGAAGCGGGTGGGAGTTGCGGTGCTGCCGTTCTTCTCGTGACGACGACCGAAGAACATTGCGCGTTCGATGTCGGACATGTGCAGCTTGAGCGCCTTAGTCAGTTGCTCTTGCTCCTTGTCGCCGGTGCGCAAGTAGGTGTTCTTCAAAGTACCGCTGACCTGCACCGCAGTCTTGAAAATCTGGGTGTAGTTGTAGTCAGTGGTGGGGTCGAACGACACGGGGGTGGGGCTAGTGCCACCTTCCTGATCTGCAAAGCCAGCAATGACGAGGTCGTCGTTGTCAGCGATGGTGAAGGAAGTGCCGCCAATGTTGCGCTCAACAGTGATGGTGTTAGCACCAGTGTTAGCGTCAGCACTTGCACGCATCAATTCACCAGTCTTGGTGTTGTAGATCAGAGTGCCAGCAACCACGAAGCCTTCGTCGTCGCTGTTGTCCACGGTGATGGTCGTGGCGCTGGAGTTGTAGCCAGCAGCGTCGTTGACCTTCAGAACGCGGTTAGGCAGTTCGTCGCGGAAGTGGTTGAACTTGGGGTCATCGGTAGATTCCGAGCCAGCCATTGCAAGCAGAGCTTGCAGGGGTGCAGTACCGTTCGGCTCCAAGAGAGTGAACAGTTCGCGATAGTTAGTGGGTCGGAAGTCAGCCGAAAACTGACCCGTCCCACGCAGTCCGGTGATAGCAGCCATGTTTATTACTCCTTGAAAAGTTGATGGCGTTGGTTTGCGTGTTTCCAGTCTTTCGACTCAACTCCAACCAGATTAGCGTGCAGCATTTTGGTCTCGTCTCGTCTTTTCTCATGTCCCGCATTTGAGGCCGTAGCGTCTGTGGGACATGAGACAATTTTTTACCATAAACGTGAATCCGTCGTCCCTGTTACACCATGTTTCGTTTCTTCATGATGTCTTGGGTGACGGTGTCAATGAATGCTTGGTTGGCGTCTGCGGCGGGGGCGCGACCATTGGCTGTCGGCTGCGTGCCGACGTTGCCAGTGAAAGCTGTCCGACGCTGGGCCATCAAGCGCAAGCGTTCCATCTCACCAGAGTTCATGTTGTTCCGAAAATCGGACACAACCTTGTCGGTGAGACGAGGGTCAACAAAGTCCTCGATGGTGTAGCCACGTTCAAAGGCGTAGGTAAAGAAGTCGTTTTCGGCCTCGTCGGGAAGCTGATACCTCTGTTGGGCGCTGTTCAGGTTATTGGCTGCCATTGAGCGCATGTTCTGAACTTGCGCTTGGTGGGCATCAACAACTTGCTGCTGAACTTGGCCTTGTACGCCTTGAGCCTGCTGAAGAATCTGCATCATCATCTGCTTCAGTTGGGCGTTGTCGTTTTGCAGGGCGGTCATTTGAGCCGCTGCTTGACGGTAGGCCGGAGGCAGAGAGATTGCGTTTTCTTGCTCCCATTGCTGCATAGCCATTTCCATGTCATGCGGCACTGGGAGGCCAACTTGCGTTGGCTGAGTGGGCTGCCCGCCCATCTGGGCGTTGTGCACCATGGCGTTCAGGGCGGTCTGCACAAGCTGAACCACCTCGGCTGGGCCGACTTGGTAGCCTTGGGCGGCAGCCGCCTCCTGAATCTGAGTAGCCATTTCCAGCAGTTGCTGGTTGGGAGCCACTTGCGTTTGATGGCGATAGTTGAGATCGCGGTAGCGCTGGAAGGTGTCCTTGATCTGGTTGGGTGAGAGACGACGCATTTGTCCGTCTCCAAAGTCAACGTCGATGAAGGTCATCGCATCCATGTTGGACTTGTCGCCCTCAGTTTGAGGTGACGCAGTCGCAGCCGCTTTTTCCATAGCGGTCGGTTTTTCTTGTGGGTTCTTTGGGTCTGCACCGGGCGTGTTCATCGCTTGCTGCTGCGCTTGAGCGGCCTGCTGCTGCGCTTGTTGCATACCCTGTTGTGCTGTGCCAAGCGTTTCATTGACGACGCTGTCGATGAAAGTTTGGTCTTGCTGTTGGTCAATACCTGCCATTTTTTTCTCCTTGTCAGCCGTAGCGGACGTTACATGCCAGCCGTAGCGGGCGGTTCTATGGTGCTGCCAGTTGGTTCTTTCGACATTGCTGCTTCCATCAGCACGTCGTTCTCAAGACGAAGTCTCAAGGCCATTGGCAGTTCGAGCAATCGGCGAGCAGCCCACATGGCTCCCCTCCGAAAATTGATTTCTT